TTACTATGTGGGTCAATCGCCTCAAGGAAAAGGATGGCTACCGGAAGGATCTTTTGAGCTTGCCAGTGTAAACTCTCTGTGGCGTCTCGGTTGTCTTCCGTGCACGAATGGATTAAATTCCCCCCAGCAACCTTGCTAGAACAATGCAGAACTCTCAGCAACTCTGGAACAGCTATCACGCTGCTGTCCAAGCGGGTAAAATGGACTTAGCGAAGAGGATCCTTCGATCCATTCACAGCTACAAAGGAAATCCCCCTCCCTCTGGCGGGGGGTGTGCAAAATGCCGTCGGAGACTGACCTAATGTCTGACTCAAAAGAAAAGGATGCTATTGTAAAGCAGAAAGAGAACCTGGCCCAAGAATCGTTAAGGGTTGCCATGGAGGCAATCGGTTTGCTACAAGATCAAATGTCGGAGTGTTCGACACGAGATTTAGTGCAAATCTTCTCTGCTTCTGTGAAAGCCCATCGTGAAATCACCGAGGACATTGTGGTCCTGACCGCTAAGGAGAATCCCTCTGAAGAATCTCTTGCGAAAGAGTACGACGGGAAAGTCGAAGAGCTTCTCAAAAGGATCAGCAACTTCTAATGCGCCCCGTAATAACCAAAGCAAACCAGTTGGACGAACACAGCAGCTGGCGAAAATACATTCGAGGCATCCGGGAACTGATTGTGATGGAGGCTCCGGCTTCTGTCATCCAGGAATACAAATATCGTGCTGCCCGCGATTGCTTTCTGGCTTTTGCGGACATTATGAAAAAAGGCGATTTGCGCGTAGTCGCTTTCCACGAAGTGATCGCATCTGCCTTCGAGGACTTGGCAATGAAACGCTACAGGCGTCTCATCGTGTCGTGCCCTCCTCGCTCAGGTAAATCGATGCTTGCGTCAATGTTCGTTTCATGGTTGCTCGGTAGAGACCAAATGACGCAACACATTATTGCATCATACGGTCAGCAACTATCGGGCAAATTCCACAAAGATGCGATTGGTTTTCTGAAGCACCCTGAATTCTCCAAAATCTTCCCCGAGTGGAAAGGATTCTCACGTGACTCCAAATACGATATGCTTGGAGGTGGGTATATTCTTCCGACTTCTGTTGGTGGCGTACTTACCGGGTTTTCTGCTGGAACAACAAACATTAGTAGCCCTGGCGTCGGCGCTATGATCGTGGACGACCCGCTAAAGGACTCCACGTCTACCGCTGCCCTTGAAGCACTCGAGGCATGGTGGGGGGAGCAAGCCAGTACCCGTCGTACTAACAACTGGTGCCAGATGGTGATTGCTACCCGATTCCACCAGCATGATTTGCACGGTGTGTTGATGGAAGCGGATGGAGAATACGATGAAGTGGAGAATCCAAATGGCTGGCGTTGGATTAACATCGCGGGCTTAATCGAGACAGCTGAGCAAAGAGCAGCGGACCCTCTTGAGAGAGACCTGGGGGAAAGCCACTGGCCAAGCAACACTGCTTTCTCAGTGGATATGCTCATGGCCCAGAAAAAGACCATGGGCTCACTCGCCTTTTCTGCTCTTTACCAAGGAAGTCCGGTCGCTGCAGAAGGTCAGATTATTAAAGACAGTTGGATCACTCGGGTTGAGTCGAAGGACTGCCCAGGTTTCGATTTAACTTGGCTGGCAGTCGACTGTGCGTTCTCAGAGAAAGAACTTGCTGACGAAACTGCCATTTGTGTTGCTTCCCTTTCTCATCGCCATCCAGGAATCGTATACATTCGTGAGATTATCACAGGGCGCCTAGGGTTTCCGGACTTGATTGCGAAAGTGAAGCATCTGTACTCTTTCTATGATGCTCGTGTTCTCTGCATTGAAAAAGCTGCTTCCGGGCAGTCCCTCATTCAGATGCTGAAGAAAGAGGCGAAGATTCCGATTGAGGAAATGAAGCCGTTGAAATCCAAGACGATTCGTCTGCAGGCAGTGGCTCCGCTCATGGAGTTTAATCGAGTTCGCATGATTGAAGGGGATTGGATCGACGGTTTCGTCAAAGAAATAACCACTTTTCCCTTCACAAAACACGATGATCGCACTGACGCCTTCACTTGGGCGTTGACCTATTTCTCCATGAAACTAGATAAGGTGGACAAAGGTCTTCAAGACTCCATCATCCAGAACAAACGTTTTTCCGGGGAATTAACACGATCGGGATTCAATAATCAGAGCGTCTTTCCGAACCTGAGTCGCGGTCGTTTACGGATGTTCCCTGCTGACCATAATTTCAACGACCCTGACTACGATGCTGTCTCAGGAGAAGCAGATCCCAGGTCCTCGTTTGTGAGAGGAATCCGTGGTGGTAAGAGAAACATCGGATACGACACTGAGATGTGATCGGTGATTTTGTAACCACCGTAAAAAAGTTGCTGTTGTTCACAACAGATTACCATGGCAAATCATCCGAACCCTGATAAAGTCCCGAGCATTATGCAAGAGGATTTCGGAACCAAAGTACTAATTACAGACCTCGCTGCAGATTACTATCTGGAGAAAGCAGCTAAGCACGGCACCGAGCGCTACTCCCGCCCTTGCGGGGGTGCCGGGGGTTTTGACGATTTTTGTGAGAGGATGCACTGACCGCAAACGGGTAAAACCTAGCAGTCCCTGAGGCACTCCTCCAATGTCACAGGATTATTTTCAAGGGGGTGAGTTAGATGTAGTTCTAATTAGCAGCGAAGCATACACCGTATCCACTGACTGTCACCTCACTCCAATGTTAAGTTCAAAAGAGAAGCGTTCAAAGCGTCGTGCCGAAGCGAATCAATCGCTCGAGAAGTCCTACTCTCGCGGCATGGACGTTCTCCCGTTCCTGCCTAAAACTGACCACCAAGAAGATCTTTGGACTTCTTTGAACAAAAATACAGTCACCATTGCCATAGGCCCTTCAGGCGTTGGAAAAACCCTTGTGGCTCTTTGGTGGGGCCTGAATGAAATTGCCAGGGGGAATCTTGAGAAAATTTACTATGTGAGAAGTGACGTGGGCTGCGCTCACCAGCGGGGCAGAGGAGCTCTTCCTGGAACCATGGAGGAAAAAATGGCCCCCCTGGTTGGCCCCGTGTTCGATAACTTAGTTGTCATGACTAAATCGTACGGTGCTTCTGAGTATCTGGTCTCTAAGAAAATCGTAGAGCCCATGATGCTAGAGGACCTGCGTGGTAGGTCTTTCTCCAACTGCCTTATTATTTTTGACGAGGCGCAAAACTCAATGCCTGAAAACGTGAAAACGGTCATCAGTCGAGTTGGGGAAGACGCTAAAGTTGTCATCACTGGCGATACCCGTCAAATCGACCTTGACGTTTTCTCCAGGAACAGTGGCCTTCTCGACTCCTATCATCGCCTGGCCAATATCCGTGGCGTTGGTCGTGTCCAGTTCGACCGTGAAGACATCGTCCGTAACGGCATCATTGCTGACATTTTAGAGGCTTACGAAGACTAATGCGCAAAGACACAAGGTTTGCCCGGCCGGATAGGGCGGAAATTGAATCCAAACTTCCTCCGGGCATCTTGTCGAATGCTCAAGCATTGGTAGTATGGAATATGATGTTAAGGGGGGATGATCCTTCGGACATTGCGCACACTTATCGCTCATACCGTGATAGTAAGTATTGCGAAGTGCCAAAGGATCACCTTCGAGCCATGCGAAATGCCATGATTACGGCAATGCGAGAAGCCAATCGAAACGACCCGAAACCGCGCAAAGAAAAGAAGTCCGGGGTACACTATGACCCTATGCCAGACGGATGGATGCCCCGGAGGAAATCAGCATGAACCCGAAAGAACAGCTTGAGAAACACAAAATACCCTGCGGACCGGCTACAATCTCTGTAGAGTCAACTTGTCGCAGGCGCTTACGAGACCACTTTGACTCCCTCCTGGATCGCCTCACTCGAGATATCCACCCTGAAGGGGTTGATCCTGAGATTTTAGCGATGGAAGAACAGGTGGAGATTCCGGAACCGGAAGAGCCGGAGGAGACTGATAAGGAGAAGAAAGAAAGGATGATTCGAGAAGGGAAGCTGAAAATGGATGTCAAGAAAGCGGTTAAAAAATATGAGGAAAAAATAATGCCTAAGCCTAAATCAAAGGCGAAAACTTCTGACCACGCCGAACCCGAGGAAGACGAGGAGGATCTGCAAGGGAATTCCAAGTTACTTCAAGATCGCACGGGTAAAATCCAAAAAAGGTAATCAACCAACATGACTAATCGAATCGGCGGCGACTTTAACCAAGATGCAATCGAGGCATTTCGTGCCGCCTATGCACAACAACTGGCTTCTCCGGATCAAGATGAGATTGCGAATAATTCCGGATTGCCTACAAATGTAATCCCAAACACCTCCCCCTGGATTGAACACACAGGGTTGTGGAAGGCGCACGATGGCAGGAGTTTAGACTATCAGAAAGCGACTCCTTTCAACCCTAACACCTATCTGTCCGACGAAATCGTTGACGGGGACGACGAGACCGGAAGTATGAGCGACGAAGAGG